CAAGCTGCTGCTGGCGCTGCGTCTCGAGTCGACCAAGACCTCGACCGCCAAGTACAAGGCCCTGGTCAACGCGGTGAGCAGCGACGGCCGCCTGCGCAACACGTTGCAGTTCGCCGGCGCCTCCCGCACCGGGCGCTGGGCACACCGCCTGTTCCAGCCCGGCAACATGCCCCGCCCCGACATCAGCCTGGTGGCCGATCACTTCCAGGTCCCGATCAAGGAGGCCGAGGACTTGCTGCCCGACTACCTCGACCAGGGCGTCGCGGCGCTCAAAGGCGGCTACGCTGACGTGGTGTTCGACAATGTCATCGGCCTGACCGCCAACGCGGTGCGCGGCTGCATCGTGGCGCCGCCGGGCAAGAAACTCGTGGTCGCCGACTTGTCCAACATCGAGGGCCGGGGGCTGGCGTTCCTGGCCGGCGAGCGGTGGAAGCTTAAGGCCTTCGCCGACTTCGACAACGGAAGCGGCGAGGACCTCTACAAGGTGGCCTACGGCAGGTCGTTCAACATCGACCCCAAGGAAGCCACCGGCCAGAAGCGCCAGATCGGGAAGGTGATGGAGCTCGGCCTTGGCTACGAGGGTGGCGTGGCTGCCTTCCTGACCTTCGCCGCGGTCTACAACATGGACCTCGAGGAGCTGGCCAAAGCGGTCTATGGCACCACCTCAGCGCAAGCCCTGAGTGATGCTCAGGGCATGTGGCGGTGGGCCGTCGAGAACAAACGCACCCTGGCCCTGCCAGAGCACGTCTACGTGGCCTGCGAGGTGCTCAAGCGCGCCTGGCGCGATGCGCACCCGAACACGGTCGCCCTGTGGAAGGCGGCCGGCGAGGCGGTGCGACTGGCCATCCGCAACCCAGGCGAGTCGTTCCCGATCGGCCCGCACCTGAAGGCGCGCCGAGACGGCAAGTGGCTGCGCATCCGCCTGCCATCGGGCCGCTACCTCTGCTACCTCAACCCAGACGTCGACGACAAGGGGCAGATCAGCTACTTCGGCGTGAACCAGTACACGCGCCAGTGGGGGCGCATCAAGACCTACGGGGGCAAGCTGGTGGAGAACGCCACCCAGGCGTTCGCCCGCGACGTGCTGGCCTACAACATGCCGGCGATAGAGCAGGCCGGCTACGAGATCGTGCTGTCGGTGCACGACGAACTGCTGACCGAGACCCCAGACGAGGAGCGCTTCAGCGCGGACGAACTTGGCCGGATGATGGCCGCCGCGCCAGCATGGGCCAAGGGCATTCCCTTGGCGGCATCGGGTTTTGAAACATACCGTTACCGCAAGGGTTGATGTAGCATCTGCTACAATCCACGAATCGCCAACCAAACCGAAAGGACCCCCGATGAACACCTCTGTACTGCGGCGCGTGCGCAAGCTCTTCAACTCACCCTACGTTCCTGCGCACGTCAACCGCCACAACCAGCGGCAGTGGGTGCGCAGTGTTCGCCAGCTCGGCGACCGGTGGCTCTTGGCCAAGCCGGTGGAGCGCCGCGCATGAGCCGCGAGCGCGACATCGAGAGCTACCTGGTCAAGCGGGTGAAAGCCATGGGCGGCGAAGTGCGCAAGGTCCAGTGGATCGGTCGCAACTCGGCGCCCGATCGCCTGGTGATGCTGCCGAAAACGCCGCACCACGGGCCGCGCGCCATCTGGGTGGAGCTCAAGAACCCCGAGACCATCAAGACGTTTCCGGCCGACGCGCGTGAGCGCGCCCAGGCACGGGAGCACAAACGCATGCGCGAGCTAGGCCAGCGCGTCGAGGTAATCGGCACGCTTGAGGCCGTCGAGGATATTCTGTGGACGAACTGATCGAACGCATCCGCAAGCATGTCGTCGAGGAAGGCGACTGCTGGAACTGGACTGGCGCGCTGCAGTCCCGCAGCGCAGTGCCCACCATGAACTACAAGCGCAAGGTCGGCGCCGTGCGCCGCTTCATCCTGCTGGAGCAAGGCGTCGACCTCGGCAAGCGCCTGGCGACCTACACCTGCGGCAACCCCCTGTGCGTGAACCCGGAGCACGTCGCACCGGCCAGCCGCCGCGCGGTCCAGGTGCGCAGCGCCAAGGAGCTCGCCCACCAGACCAGCCCGGTGCGCCGCAAGAAGCTGTCGGACAACGCGCGCAAGCGCGCCAAGCTCACCCCAGAGCTCGCCCGTCAGGTGCGTGAGGCCGACGGCACGCAGGACAGCATCGCCGCGCGATTCGGAATCTCCCAGGCCACCGTGAGCGCCATCAAGCGCGGCAAGACCTGGAAAGACTACACCAACCCGTTTGGAGGACTTGTTCGATGACCAGTCGCATCAGACCCGACGCGGCCTTCGTTGCGGAGCAGGCGGACCGCATGCGCGAGCTGCTGCACCAGCGCGCGACGCTGCCACGTGAGGATCTCGAGTACGTCGTCGAGACCGTGGCCAAACTCAAGGACGAGCGGCTCAAGGCCTGCGTCGCCGAGCTGATTGGCTGGGGTGACGAGGAGCGCGCGGAGATCGAGACGTTCGTGGCGATCGCCATCGAGGTGATGCGGAAGACCAACGTCTCGAAGCTGCGCGAGGCCGCGATGACGGTCGGGCTGCGCTACTACCTGAAGGACGTGAAGTGACCTATACCTGTGACTGCAGTTGGGACGACACCCCGACGATCTACCGAAAGCGCGAGCACACGGCCCGCAAGGAGCATCGGTGCCACGAGTACATCAAGGAGTAAAAGGCGATGAAGTTTAAGATCAATAACCACTGGAATGACGACACCCTGTTTGAATGCGATCTGCCCGCAGAGGTCGCGGTGAAGAGTTACGGTGATCAGCTCGGATACGCGGTCCAGCAGGCTTACAAAAGCGGCATCAACCTTATCGACGCGAACCTGGCCGGCGCGAACCTGGCCGGCGCGTACCTGACCGGCGCGAACCTGGCCGGCGCGGACCTGTCCGGCGCGAACCTGGCCGGCGCGTACCTGACCGGCGCGAACCTGGCCGGCGCGAACCTGGCCGGCGCGAACCTGGCCGGCGCGTACCTGACCGGCGCGAACCTGGCCGGCGCGTACCTGACCGGCGCGAACCTGTCCGGCGCGAACCTGACCGGCGCGAACCTGGCCGACGCGGACCTGGTCTGCGCGAACCTGGCCGGCGCGTACCTGGACTAAGCTAATTCAGCCGATCTGGCCATCGCCAGGACCCGAATCCTTCCTGAATAAATGACTGATCAATGAACGGGAGAACTAGACATGAACTCTGACGATATCCTGCGCATGGCGCGTGAGGCTGATCGATGGGCCAGCAACCAGACAAGTGACACCTACGATTGGAGCGTGCTTCGTGACGAACGCTTCGCCGCACTGGTAGCCGCTGCCGAGCGCGAAGAATGTGCGAAGGTGTGTGAATACCGAGCAATGGCGCTGGAGGCTTTAGAAACTGGAGCAGCGGTGAAGTGACCCGACGCACGTACACCCCGCGGCCCTACGCCACGGCGGCCACCAACCACCTGAACGCGCACGAGCGCTGCGCGCTGTGGGCAAAGCCGGGCATGGGCAAGAGCGTGATCACTCTGACCTGGCTCGACACGCTGCACAACATCGTCGGCGAGAGCGCGCCCACCCTGGTGCTGGCGCCGCTGCGTGTGGCGCGCGACACCTGGACCAACGAGGTGCAGAAGTGGGAGCACCTGCGCGGTCTGTCTGTGGTCCCCGTGATCGGCGACGCCAAGCAGCGCGCCGCGGCTCTGCGCCGGGACGCCCAGGTCTACACCACGAACTACGAGAAGCTGGTCTGGCTGCGCGACCACTTCCAGGCCGGCGGCAAGGCTTGGCCGTTCCGCACGGTGGTGGCCGACGAGTCGACCAGGCTCAAGGGCTTTCGCCTACGGCAGGGCGGCGTGCGCGCCCAGGCCATCGGTCAGTTCGCGCACAAGTCGGTCAAGCGCTGGATCAACCTCACCGGCACACCGGCCAGCAACGGCTTGGAAGACCTATGGGGGCAGACCTGGTTCCTCGACGCAGGCCAGCGCCTGGGCCGCACGTTCAGCGCGTTCCGTGACCGGTGGTTCAGGCCGGTCAAGGCCGGGCAGTTCCACCAGTGGCGCCCTGCCGAGCATGCGGCCGACGAGATCAAGGAGCGGCTGTCTGACATCTGCCTGACGCTGGACCCCAAGGACTGGTTCGACCTGCGCGACCCGATCGTCAACGTTATCGAGGTCGAGCTGCCCAGGGCGGCGCGCGTCAAGTACCGCGAGCTCGAGCGTGAGCTGTTCACGATGTTCGACACCCAGGAGGTCGAGGTCTTCAACGCCGCGGCCAAGTCGCTCAAGTGTCTGCAGCTAGCCAACGGCGCCGTGTACCTGGACCCGGACAAGTACGGCCCCGACAAGTTTGTCGAGGTGCACAGCGAGAAGCTGGACGCCCTCGAGGAGCTCGCAGACGAGACCGGTGGCGATACGTTGCTGGTGGCCTACCAGTTCCGCAGCGACCTGTGGCGCCTGCTGAAGCGGTTCCCGGACGCCCTGGACCTCTCGCGCAAGGACCACCTCGAGGCGGCCAAGGCCGGCAAGGGCAAGATATGGCTTGGCCACCCCGCCGGCATGGGCCACGGCATCGACGGGCTGCAAGAGCACTGCAACACCGTCGTGTTCTTCGCCCAGGACTGGAACCTCGAGTACCACGACCAGATCCTTGAGCGCGTGGGCCCGATGCGGCAATTGCAGGCTGGCAAGGACCGGCCAGTTTTCATTCACTACATCGTGGCGCGCGACACGATCGACGAGGTTGTGATGGCCCGCCGCGATTCAAAGCGCGATGTGCAGGACCTCCTGCTTGACTACATGAAAGGAAGAAGATGAGCGAAACCACAAACCCGCTCGATGTCCAGGTGGCCGGCGACCACTACAAAGGCAAGCGCATCCAGCCGGTCGAGTACATCTCGGCCAACAACCTGAACTTCCTGGAGGGCTGCGTCGTCAAGCGCATCACGCGCTGGCGTGACAAGCCCGCCGAGCACCGGTTCCAGGATCTCGAGAAGATCAAGCACGAGATCGACCTGCTGATTGAGATGGAGACCCTCTATGGCACCGACCGCTGAACTGCGCTGGGTCCCCCGCTGGGAGACTTCAGGGGGCGACGTGATGCAGATGCTCGTCCTCCAGCAGAAGTATGCGACCTGATGGCCCGTAAACATGACCCCTTCTGGCACGTCGAGCCGATTGCAAAGAGTGTCGCCGCAGCCTTGGTGGTCGAGCGCCACTACCTGCACCGCGCGCCGCCCATCTCCTTTGCCTTTGGCCTGTACGGGATGGGCGACCTGGTGGGTGTTGTGACCTTTGGCGTGCCAGCTTCCAGGTCGGTCCAGAAAAGCGCCTGCCCCACTGACCCGAACCTGGTGCTTGAGCTCAACCGCCTGTGGGTGGACGACATGGCGCCCAAGAACACCGAGAGCCTGTTCGTGTCTTGGGCACTGGGCCTGCTGCCGCCGCGCATCGTGGTGTCCTACGCCGACACGGCGGCTGGCCACCTGGGCTACATCTACCGGGCGCTGAATTTCTTCTATGCCGGGTGGACCGACATGGAGCGCAAAACGCCCAGGTTCGATTACGTCGTGCCTGGCAAGCACCCGCGGGAGGCGTTTCGCGGGGGCGTGGCCCAGTACACCAGCAAGGTGCGGCGCGAGCCGAAGGTCAAATACTGGACCGTCACTGGCGACGGCCGTGAGCGCGCCAGGCTCAAGAAACTGGCGGGCTGGGGGATGCTGTGCTGGAAGGGCCAACCCCCGCCCGTGCCGCCGATCCTCGAGGTCAACGCCCTGCCCGGCCACCGGCCAGGTGCTGCGCCGCGAGGACGGCAAGATTCTCAAACCCGAGGGCTGGCGCCCTCCAAACCTAACCCGACTGCTGGAGGAACACCATGGCTGATGAAGTAGACCGCGCAAGCCAGGAGGTCGAGCACGACCTCGCCCGAGCGCTGCGCAAGCGCCGCCCAGAGGGCCCTGTAGCCAATGGCTACTGCCACTTCTGCGACGAGCCGGTGGCCGACGGGATGCGGTGGTGCGACATCGACTGCCGCGAAGACTGGGAAGCCCTGATGCGCCAGCGAAGTTGACATCCTCCCCCGCCTGAACGGCGGGGAGGACGTCAAGCTTTCCCTTTCACGCGCTCGAAGGTGCGCAGCCCGCCAAGACCGAGTATGCCCGTGAGCAGCACCATCAAAGACTCGTTATCGATCGCTGGCAGTGGCGGCACCTGAGCGCCGAACAACGCCACCAGCCAGGGCAGCACCGGCTGCAAAATGAACTGGTAGGCCAGTCCCGCGACGCAGATCCAGCCGACTGCAGGGCGCCAGCCGCCACGGAACATGTCGGTGGTGGCCTCGGCCTTGTTCACCTCAATCTGGCCGAGCGCGAGCTTCAGATCCGCGTCGAGCACTGCGAGCTCGCCTTTCTGTGCGAGCTCCATCACGCGCAGCTTCGCGTCGGCTGCAGCCTGGGGGTCGGGGATGACCTTCTCGACGATCGTACCGATCAGGGGGATGAGCGCAGTCCACATGTTCAGGTCTCCATCAAGTCAGCGATGCGCCGCGCCCAACCGCGGCCAAACGCGGGCCAGTTCGGCAGCCCCACCATGAACCGCAGCCGCGCAGCCAATACCCTACGTAACACGCGCTCAGGATCTGCCGCGCGAACAGCGGCGAGCGTCTGCGGCCCGATGATGCCGTCGTCATTCGCTCCGACCGCGCGCTGCAGCCACCTGATCGCCTGACGAGGGCCAGAGTTCACAGCGGCGTCGAACACGGCATAGCGGATCGCCTCGGGCAGTTCCTCGGCCCGCACGGCGTCCCAGTAGCGGTCCTTGTAGATGCGCTTGGCAAGGTCCAGGGGCAGCTCGCGCATGTCCCCGCGATAGCCCACCTCGCGGGCCACAGCCTCGGTGATACCGAAGCGCGTCTTGCCTCCGGGGTCGGCCGCGTGGTCGCTGAAGCCGCCCTCGTGTCTGAGCAGGATGTCGAATGCCTGGTCGAAGTTCATCAGAACAACCCCGCTTTACCGGCCATGAACATCACAGCGGCAGCAGCCGCTGCCCAAACGGCCGACTGCACCCACTCCACTGCTTTGGCTTGCATTGGCTCGGCCACTTCCAGGCGACGCAAGCGCTCCTCGAGCCTTTCCTGTGATTGCACGATACGCTCTATGGCTGTGGACGCCGCAGCCTGCCGCTCTTCCACCAGCGCCAGTCGCGTCACCGCTTCGCTCATGCGCTCGATGGCCGCTCGCATAGCGTGTTGGTCCTCGCGTATGCGCTGGATGTGGTGCGTCAGCCGCTCGAGGCGAACGGCCTCGTTGGACTCCTTTGCGATGGAGTGCAAGTCGTCAGAATCGGCCATGCTTAGCCTCTATGGAACAGGAATAAGATCACGTGATCACCCAGATCGCTGCTTGCGCCGCAGCGGCCAGTGCCAGCGCTTCGGTCAGTTCTGCTGCGGTAGCTTGGATCACCGTGTTGTCGGCCAGCACCCAAGTGACCGACGGCGCGCCGGCGGCCTGCATTCTGAGGATCGCTCGGGCCATGCGGGTCTGGCTGGTCTCGTCGCCGTCGAAGGTGTTGCCTGCGGCGGTCGTGACTTTGATAGCCGCCACGGCTGCTTCGCGCTGTGCCTTGAGTTCCAGCCGCCGCTTGGCAGCGGCTTGCTCACGTTCTTCCTCGGTCATAGGCTCAATGGACCACTGTCGCACCCACTGACCGTCAACCAACGCTGGTTGGGCCACAACCACCTTCTCTGTCAACGGGTCGCAGGTGGGCTTCTCCGACGGCTGAATCTCAAACACCTTGAACATCTCGGCACGCCCGTCGGCGATGAGCTTCTCCGGCGTGCAGAAATTGTTGGCGTCCCAGTGGGTGTTCTCGTTGGGAATCTCGCGCGGCGTGTCGTTGGGCGGTGTCAGCTGGCCGTACAGTTTCATGGGGGTACTCACAGTTCAAACGGGATGTTGACGACGGTCGAAGTGATGCCTGTGTTAAGCGGGCCAAACGTGTATGTCGAAGTCGTTGGAGTGTTGAACACGGTCGTACTGCTGGTTGGCTGCGTCATGCTGGCAGCAGTGAACCCGGTCGTCGAGGTAGCGCCAGGGGTGGTGAACGTGATGCCGTTGTAGGTTCCGTCGGGCCAGCCGCCTCCCCCAGTACCGCCTCCCCCAGTACCGCTGTTTGTGGGTAAGCGAATAAATCGAACAGTCCCGCTGCCGGTTGTTGGCAGCGCCATGAAATTCGATCCGGCAAGAGAAATGGCTTTTTTGGTTGTGTTGACGGAGTTGACGCCGCCGGGGGAGGCGTTGATCTGTCGCCGCCAGTTTTCTGCCCCACTGGGGGCGCGTTTGATGATGAGCGCGCCGCCCCCGCTGATTCCGCAGACCTCGTAACTGTTGCCGCTGCTGTCCGCAATGCAAGAACTGACGGTGTCTGTCGTCGAGTCATTGGCCACTGACGTCCACTGGTGCGTCAGCGAGTTGTTGTACTTCGAGACCCCGTTGCGGTGGGTGTTGGTGTAGACGTTGCCTGACGAATCGCAGGACACGCGGGAGAATATGGTTCCTACGCTGATGGTGTCGCTCTTTTGGACTCCAGCTTGCCAAACACCAGACGAGTTAAGTTTGACCAAAGACCCGCGTCCGTTTAAGTACCCTGACGCGAATATGTTGCCGTTGCCATCGCGGGTAAGCGCCAAAAACTCATTTGACGTGCCGCTGGCCCACCGCCGCTGCCATGTAAACGAAGTGGCTGTGGAGTTGAGGCAAGCAACAAACGCCTCCACCGCGCCGGAGCCTATCCACATGCCACAGATGTAAATATTCCCGCTGGAATCAACAACAATGTCTTTAATATCCCCAGAAGCACCTGCAGGTCCGCCGTTTTGGGTGAACTGACGCTGCCACGTGATTGAGCCGTTGGCAGCGATCTTGGCCAGCACATAAGCACCAGCATTGTTGTTCGTCATCCCGACGATCAAAGAGTCGTCTACCGCTGAATACCCAATAGCCCCCCAAAGCGAAAGGGGGGTAGACCCAACGGCTTCAATCGGCATCCTTAGCTCCCACTGTGCCACCCCGTTTGAGTTGACGCGGGTCACGTATTCGGCCCCACTTAGACTCTGTGTGCTGGCCCAAATATCGCCGTTGCCGCCCTCAACAATGGCGCGGTAGTCAGGGGCCGAGAAGGTCGCGCTTTGCACCCACGCGCCCGTAAACGGCGTGGCCGGAGACCCATATCCCAGAAGTGCCTGTTGAACCGCGCTCATGTCAGTCCCGTCCCCGAGATGATCCACTCGGTCGCCGTCAGCTTGATGGCGGTGGCCACGCCGTTGGGCGCCAGTGTGCGAGAGCCGGTGGTTCCTGCTCCAGCAAGGCGCATGGTGTCCGTAGCGATGGCGATGGTCAGATTGCCTGCGCCTGCCTGATTCACAAACGTGATCGCAGTGCCGATGGGGAATGCAACGCTGGAGTTGGCTGGGATCGTGAAGGTGCGCGCCGTGGTGTCCGCGCTGGGGTGCAGGATGTGCTTGCCGGAGTCGGACAGAACCAGCGTGTATGCGGCGCTCTGGGAGACTTGAGGGATTTCTCGGAAGCCGACGGCGCTGGTTCCATCAACAGTGATTGTGTTGCTTGCGCCGCTGATGGTTTTGTTGGTCAGAGTCTGCGTGCCGGTCAGTGTGACGTCGCCGTTGCCGGTGCCCGCACCGATGGCTGCGCGCGCAGCTGCTGCGTCCGCGGCCGTCAGCACCGAACGCCCAACCGTCGTGCTGTCGCTGATCTGCGAAGCGGTGTGCGTGTGGCCGAGCTGCGAGTAGCGAGCGTCGCCGCGCGCGTCGGTGTGGTACTGCGGGTGGTCGTCGTCGGCCAGGCCAGTGAGTGCACCGTGGTCGGTGACACCACCCCCGCCGCCCGTGATGGTGATGTTCCCGCTGCCGAGCAGCGACTCATTGTTGATGGTCTTGATGTTGGTGCCGCTGACCAGCGCGACCTGCTTGCCATCCAGCGCCGTCTGCAGCCCCGCCACATCGGCGATTGCGTGCGTGTGCCCGACAGAAGACTTGCCATCCAGCGCCGTCTGCAGCCCCGCCACATCGGCGATTGCGTGGCCATGGCCGAGCTGCGAGTAGCGAGCGTCGCCGCGCGCGTCGGTGTGGTACTGCGGGTGGTCGTCGTCGGCCAGGCCAGTGAGTGCGCCGTGGTCGGTGACACCGCTGCCTGCCGAGGCCAGGGCGGAGACGTTGACGGTCACGCTGCCGTCAAGCGTCTCTAGCTGGTTAACCTTGAGCTTGCTCATGCTTGCCTTTCAGCGCGTCGTACTGCGCCTTCGTGCGGTTGAACTCCTCCTCTATCTGGCGAAGCTGTAGGTGCAGCACCTGGGCCTGGGCCTGGTACAGCGAGAGCTTGAGCTCGAGGTTTTCGATGCGCAGCGTCTGCGTGTCGGCGTGGGTGTCGTGCGCCTCTTCAAACAGGCGCTCGGTGTCTCGATCAGGGGTCATGGTGATGTACTCGCAATGAGGTAGTAGGTGGTGCCGCTGATGTTAACGGCGATCTTGCGGTCGCCCGCATAACTGCCAGACGTGCCGACACCCTGGGAGCACATCACCTCGGTGTTGATGTTGCCGCGGCGGAAGAATAGTAGATGTTGCCCGGTGCCTGTGTTTGCCCAAAGATCGCCGTTCGCAAAGTCGGAACCGGTGTAGTTGCCCAGGCCGATCCTGTTGTCGTTGATCTGGATCGCGTGGCCACGGGTTCCAGACGGAATCATGCAGGGGGTGGCAAAGTTGATGCCGGTCTGGTGCATGCCCTGCACTTCAATACCCACCTGGGTAGCCGTCGAGGTTGCCGTTGCGCCATCGCCAGTGCGGGCGCCACCGAACAAGCGGATCGAGTGGTTGTCGCAGTCGGCGATGTACAGGCCGGTGAAGTAACCCAGGGCCCTGGTCGTTCCAGTGATCGAGGTGACAGCGATACCGAAATGGTTCTTGAAGGCCCCCGGCGTGCCAGCCTTCTGGAAGTTGTTGACCAACAGCCCTGTGACCTTGCCGCCACCAGACGTGAACGGGTCTTGGGCAAAGGACGAGCCCGAGTAGTTCGTGAAGGCGTTGATCTCGATCCCGTAGCAGCCGAACCCGTAATTGGTGCTTGGGCTCTCCACCTCGGCCCAGATGCCGCAGAACGTGGACGGGCCGCCGGTGGAGCGGTCCTTACCGTCAGCAATACCGCGCAGACCGATGATGTCGCCCGCAGTGTTGGAGTCGGAACGGGCGTAAGAGATGACGCCGTTAACACCGCCCGTGCCGCCGGTCTTGAACGTCTGGAACAGCGCGCCGGCCACACCCTGCGCGAACTGGCCGCCGTCGCCCAGGGCGGTGTAGTCCGTGGTGACCCAGCTCTCCTGCCACACCGCGGGCGAGTTCGCGCTCACGGGCGATGCCGGGGTGCCGTGGCCGATCTTTAGCAGCGAGTTTGCCGACGCCGTGCGCAGGGGGTTGTTGCGCCCGATCGAGTTGCTGCCGAAAGTATTCGCGGTCTCGCCACCGTCGAAAGTTTGAACCGCCGAGCCAAACGTGCCCGTGCCGGAGATGGCAATGTCTCCGCTGCCTAGCAGTGACTGGCCGTTGATTGTCTTGATATTCGTACCACTGACGAGCACGCTCTGCTTGCCATCTAGCGCAGTCTGCAGCCCCCCGACATCACTGATTGTGTGCGTGTGCGTCGCTGCGGCCTTGCCATCTAGCGCAGTCTGCAACCCGGTGATGTTGCTGATTGTGTGTGCGTGGCTGATCTGCGCGTAGCGAGCGTCACCTCGCGCGTTGTTGAGGTACTGCGGGTGGTCGTCATCTGTCAGACCAGTGAGTGCTCCGTGGTCAGTGACACCACCACCACCACCACCACCACCACCACCACCACCACCACCACCACCGCTGCTGCTCGAGTCGAGGGTCACCCACTCCGAACCTGGCGGCACGGTGACGGTCACGCCCGCAGCAATGGTCGGCGAGATCGACAGCGCGTTCTTGCCGGTGGGGACCGTGAAGTCGTCGGTGATTGTGTTGTCCAGCAGCAGGAACGGTCCGTCAATTGAATTGCCGCCGCCAGCACCGGCGTTGACCAGGGCCGTGCCGGTGGAGTCCCATGCCAGGAACTTGTTGGCCTCTGGTGCAGGTAATCGCGTGCTCGCGGCGGCCGTTACGGGCAACGAGACCGAGCGGCCAACGATCTCGGCGAGCTGCTGCACCTGCATGACCGTGCGGTCGAGCTGGTTCTCGAGCGCAAGCGGGGAGAAGTTGCCGCCAGGGGGGAGGTCCAGGGGCTGGTCGTAGTCGATGTTGCCGACGATCGTAAGCCGGCTGCCAGACGGCAGCGGCGAGCCGCTGATGGGGTAGGTGATGGTGCCGCCAGGGCTTGTGTCCTGGTTCGCGTTCAGGCTCACCGAGTAGTCGGAGTTGAGCACCAGGACGGTCTCGACGCCCGCGCTGTTGGCGATGACCACCTTGACGTCGGTGGGGGCAAACACCTTGAACGAGAACGGAAACGACGTCGTCACGCCATTGCCCGTGAACGGGCCGGCCTTGCGCGGGGTGGAAGGGATCGTCATGCGCGGAGCTCCTGCGTACTGTGGTGATGGTACGCAGGAGCCCCCTGGTCACGGACACGTCAGGGCGCCCTGCTCTCGGGGCTGGCGGTGCCGGTCACCAGCCCCCGGGCCAGATCCACCGGCCCCGTCGGCTCGATGCGCTCGTCGGCCACACCGGCCAGGTAGCCGATCGGGCGCGCTGCAGCGTAGATTGGCAGTCCGGTGATCAGCGTCGCGGCAGCCGCTACGTCGCGCACGGCCTTCTGCGCGTTGCCGTCGTCGACGATCGCCTTGTAGACGCTGGCCGGCGAGCTCACGGCGGACTCCAGCAGCGACACCGCGGGCGACAACGAGAACTTGTCGTCGGCCGGGTTGTCGTTGAACCGGTTGACCACGAGCTGCGCCGCTTGGCCTGCGATCGGCACCTGGGCGGTCAGGCCCCGCAGCGTGCCCATACCGAACACGGCCATCAGCCAGTCGTCGAGCCAGCCGTCGTCGTCCTTGTCTTCAGGACCGCCGCGGAACGCCAGGGCGATCGCCTCGGCCACCCAGATCGGCACCAGGAGCCCGGCGAGCGCCGCATACAGCAGGCGCCCCGCGCCCTTGCGCAGGCCCATCTCGTCCACGATCTGCTTCATCGCGGTGGCGTTGGTGTTCGCCATCATGTTGAAGTAGCTCACGAACTGCGTGAACAGGCGCGCGTAGGCCGGACCAGACTCGAACCGGCTGATGTCCTCGGGCAGCGTCGTGCCCTGGGTCTGGCGGATCACGCCGTCGGCGAAGCGCACGGCGTCCTTGTGGTTCATCTGCTGCTCGATGGCCTGGTTGTAGGCGGCGGTCCAGATGATCGGGCTCATGGTGTTGTCGACCGCGGCTTGCAGGAAGTAGGCGTGGCGCTGAGTCCAGGCCTGGGCCTTTTCCAGCGCGGTCGCGTTGACCAGGATCTGCTCGACGGCGTCGTTCATGGCGGCCACCTCGTTGAGCATGCGGTTGCGCATGTACTCCGACGCCGTGGCGACTTGCTCCTTCATCACCTTGGGGTCAGCGATGAACGAGGCGGTGGCCTTCATCATGAGCGAGGGCTTGACCTTGACCGCGGCCATCGAGAAGCCGGTGATCTGCTGGAACGTGTTCGAGAGGTTCGCGAACATGAGCGCCATGCCGGCGCGCGAGCGCGCGGCCGACAGGAAGCGCGAGAGCTTGCGGTCGCCCGCCACCGGGGTCTCGACGATCTGCTTGGCGGCGCGGTTCAACCAGGGGATCAGCATGCCCTCGTAGGCGCCCGGGTCGATGCGGTCGAGCGCGTAGCTCACGCGCTTGTTCGTGAGTAGACGGCGCACATCGGTGACCGGACCCTGCATGTACGAGAACAGCAGCACCTTGTCCATGTGCTGGGCCAGCGCGCGAAGGTCGAGCAGCAGCGGCTTGTTGTACTCGACGCGGGCCTTGGTGAAGCCGCTGGGGCTGGCCGGGAACGCGTAGGCCATGGATTCGTTTTCGGCCTCGGCCATCTCGCGCAGCTTCGCGTCTTTCACTATGCGCGGGTCGACCTGGGCCGGCACGTAGCCGCCGCGGTAGCTGCCGAACGGGGTGTCGAACGGGGTGTCGAACGGGGTGGCCGTGACCTCGGCGAAGTAGCGCCCGAACACCTTGCGGTGCGTCTCCTGAGCCCGCGGTTTCATCTCCTCGAGCAGGTCCCACACACCCTGGGCGAAGTCGTAGTGCGCCTTCTCGAGCTTGCCCTCGTTGATCATGCGCGCGATGAAGGCGTCCCACCGGCTGGTGTCGAGGGTGCCGTCCTCGAGCTCGGTGGCCCAACCGCGGCCGAGCAGGAGTTTGCGCTTGTTGGACTCGTTGCCCGTGTGCAGGATCGCGTGCAGCAGCTCGGCCTGCCCGCTGTCGCGGGCGTTGCCGAAGGTATAGCCGAGCTCAGGCGCGGGGATCGCACCTGGGCGGAGGATCGGCGCGATGTTTTCGAGCAGCGCGGTGAAGCGCTTGCGGTAGTCGACGCGCGCGGTGCGGTAGGCGTCAGCCGCCTCCTTGATCGGCTGGAACACGAGCCGCAGGAACGGGCCGCCGAACTTGCCGTCCATCCGCTCGGCCCACTGCTCGACGCGCGAGAGGATGGCCTTGGCGAACTGCAGCTTGATCCCCGCCTCCTCGCGGTCGGTGATCGCGGCGCGCTCGCCCGGGATCTCGTCCGGGATGCCGATCTCCTGCATGCGCGCGAGCAGCTCGTCGGCGGCGTCTTCGATGTCGAGGAGGTTGCCGTCGACTTCCATCTGGCGCGAGCGCTTGGCCAGCTCCCACATGGCGCGCAGCTCGTCGTTCAAGCCGCGCAGCTCCTCTAGCGTCAGTTCGTCCAGGGGCTTGGCGTTCAGCAGAGCACTGTCGACGCTGGGCTTGAGCGCGGCGTACATGGCCGGGTCGTTCTTGGCCACGGTCTCCATGTAGGCGAGCGCGGATTTCTCGAGGCGCGGCGCCACGCCGTAGGCGGCCAGGATGGCGCGCATCGCGTTGACGACATCGGGGTCGCGGCCGCGCTCGACGATCTTCTCGTTGCTGTCCTTGGTGACCTTGCGGAAGAACTCGAGCGTCTTCTTCACCTCGGCCTGGGCGTCCTGCAGCGCCTTGGCGGCGTAGTTGTTCAGGAGCTGGTCGCGCTTGGCTTGCACGGCCTCCTCGGTCTTGCCCTCCGCGGTGAGCTGCTGCCAGCGCTTGCCGGCCCGGGCTTCGGCGGCGCGATGCTGCCAGGCCGCGTTCTTCAGGTCCTTGATGCGACGACGTGCAGCCAGGTTGAGCCCGAACTGCTTGGCCGCCTCGACCACGGCGTTGACCGTGATGGCTCGGCCGCTCGCGTCGCGGCGCCCGGTGTCCTGGCGCTGGTTGATCATCTCCGCCTGGCTCTTCAGCTCGGTGGCGAGCGCCCGCGCCCGGGCCTCGTTGTGCACGGCCTCGTTCGCCGCGGCCTCGCGCGCCTCGGGCGTGGCAAGGTCACCATGCCGCTCGAGCATGCGCTGGTCGGTCATGCCCTCGATCACTTCGTCGATCGGTTGGGCGTCCAGGAGCGCGCGCACCAGTTGGTCGCCAGAGGCGAAGCCGAACATATCGGCCACCAGGTCCGGGTGCAGGCCGTTCTTGGCGGTCATCCCCCGCAGACGCGTGAGATCCGGGCGGCCCAGCACGGTCTCGGGGTACATCTCGGCCAGGGCGTCGGTGGAGAGCCGGTAACCCTTCTCGGCCTTCACGAGGTCGCCGGTCTCAGGATCGGTGGTCTCGCCCTTCTTGAGCCAGCGCATGGCTCGGTAGATCGGCTGCTGCTCGACCTCGGCGCGAACCTCGGCCTCGACCTCTTTGCGCAGCTTGGCGGCCTGCTTCTGCAGTGCCTTGAGCGCCTTGTTGCGGGCGTTGACCGTCCACTTCAAGTCGCGCAGCGACCGCGCCTGCAGCTTCTCGATGGCCTCGTTGGTGGCCTCGAAGTCGGGCAGCATGCCGGCGGCCTCCTCGGCCTGGGCGATCTGCTCGTCAGTGGCGATCAGGCGGTCGAACACCTGGCGGATGTCGTCGCCGAGCTGCAGGTTGCGGCCTTGCATGAACTGCTTCAGGCTCTTGTAGATGTTGACCAGCCAAGACCGGAAGCGGCGGAACAGCGGCTGCAGCTCTTGGCTCGGGGCCTTGCCCTCGAACAGGTACTGCTCGAACGACTCCGCCCAGCGCTCGTGATACGGGCGCTTCTGCTCGAGCGTGTAGCTGTTCCAGGTCTCGAGGTCAGGCACACCGAACCACTTGAGCGTGGCGGCCATGTCGTCCTTGATCTGCTGCGGGGCGTCGGGCTGGCTCGCCAGGTCCGCCAGCACCTCGAGGAAGAAGTGCCCGCTCTCGTGCAGGAACGTCGAGAGGTCTGCGGTCTCGTTGAGCGTGATCAGCAGCCGCTCGGGGTTGAAGGTGCCCCGCGGACCTTGCTCGAGCCCGCGCTCGACGTTGATCACACCCTTCTCGCGCAGGCTCGCCACCATGCGCTCGCCGTCCGCGGTTTGCTTGCGGCCGGGCATGATGTCGTAGCCCGCCTCGCGGGCGGCGCGGTACATCGCCTCGGCCAACCCTCGGCGGCGGTAGGCGGGCGCCACGATCGTGTTCTCAGCAGCGAGCGTGTTGCCCTGCACCGCGAAGTCGATCATGCCGCGGCGGTTGCCGTCGGTGGTGCGCGCCTCGACAATGACCGAGAGCTGGCGATCGGCGCCCATACCGAGCACCTCCCGGCGCAACGTGATGTTGAAGCGCTCACCCTGCGCGTCGGTGTAGGTGGTTTCGAAGGTGGGGGCTGCGACCGGGCCTTGCTCCAGCACCTGGTCGGGCATGTCGGCGGCCCGGCCCTCGGTCCAGGTCCATTCGGGCATGAGCCCGGTCTTCTGGTCGGCGAAGATGGTGTCCTCGACCTTGGCCGTGCGGTTGCGCTCGCCGTAGGGGCCGTAGTTTAGCCAGCTGTTTTGGCCGCGGGTCTCGGTGGTGATGGCGGCCACCGCGCTGCCAGTGAACAGACGCACGTGCGCCTGCCACGCGTTTTCTTCGCCCCGGGCACGGAAGCCAGCGCCTTCCAGGCCACGGCCGAACGCGTCGTGCACGGCGCGGAACAGGTCGTTGGCCAGCACGCGCTTGGGCGGGCCATCGAGCGAGCCGTAGGGCCAGGTGATGCCGGTGTCGGCCAGCATCG